GCACAGGAAATCAATATAATGAAATAGTATTTACAGGTGCAACTCGTACAGGTAAAACATCTACAGCAGTTTCAGACGCATGTTACCAACTATACAGAATAATGTGTATGCGAGATCCTCAAAGTTATTTTGGGTTGAAACCTACCACAACTATCTTAGTGTTCTTTTTTAATCTTACAATGGCACTTGCAAAAGGTGTTGCATTCAAAGAAATGATGACAACTATTTCTGAATCACCTTGGTTCATGGAACATGGACATATGAATAAGAGTGAAGCTACCCCTACATATATTCCGGATGGCAAGATTGAACTACGATATGGGTCAGATTCATCACAGGCGCTTGGTCTTGCCACAGCAATAGTAATTTTCGACGAGTGTAATTTCGCAGCCGCCGGAATAAAAGACATCAACAAGGCCAAAATAAGAATGAAAGCTAAGTATGATACACTGGTTGCCCGTGTTACAGGTACATTCGTACGACACGGTGAGGTATATGGACGATTATACATAATTAGTTCTAAAAACAGTGATTCAGACTTCATGGAAGATTACATTGCTGCTCAGAAGAAAGCAAACAATCCGCATATGTATATATTTGATAAACCTCAATGGGAAGTTTGGCCTAAATCTAAATATTCTTCGGATAAGATGTTTAAAATTGCACTTGGTGGCAGAAATCTTAGAAGTTTTGTTATTCCTGATGATCAAATGAACGAAGAGAGTTACGCAGATCTTGCAGCACAAGGATACAAATTAATGGATGTTCCTGAAGACAATAAAACAAGATTCTTAGCCGATTTTGATATTGCACTTCGAGATATTGCGGGAGTAAGTATTCCTGGTACATTATCATTCATCACACAAGAAGTATTGAATCACTGTATTACACAATCACGCAAGAACCCATTCTTTACAGATATAATCTCTGTAGGTACTAAAGATGCATTAACTATTGAAGAATTCTTCCACATGGATGTTATTCCCGAACACCTAAGGCGGTTACCTATGTTTATACATCTCGACTTGTCGTTAAACACGGATAAAACCGGTATCTCAGGTGTCGCAATTTCAGGAAGGAAAGATATAGATGTTGATGGTAAAACCATCTCTATGCCGGTGTTTGAACATATATTCACGGTATCTATACAAGCGCCTCGAGGAGCAAACATCGCATACAGCAAAATTACTGCGTTTATATGCTGGTTGCGTAAAGCAGGATTCAACATTCAGGGTGTAAGTCGAGACCAGTTCCAAAGTGAATACATGGGTCAGATACTTGAGGAACAAGGATTCAATGTTAAGAAACTTTCACTTGATCGTACTCCTGAAGGATACATGACCTTGAGGACAATTCTTGTTGAACAGAGAATAACTATGCTACATGTCCAATTACTTGAAGATGAGCTCATTCGACTGCAACGTGATAGTACAACAGGCCGATGCGACCATTTGCCCGGATTCAGCAAAGACGCTTCGGACTCCTTTGCTGGGGCTGTATGGAACGCTATCCTCACTAACCCTGGAGTGCCTGTCGCACCTAAAACACTTGCTAGTGCGATTGCAAGTGTAAACGGTCCACGATATTCAAATTCCGGAGGATTTAACATGTTCCCTGGAATTAGAAAATATTAAAAATTTATTCATGGAGGTCTAACATATGTTAGTAAGAAACTTTCTTAAAGCAGGATGTTATGCAACAGTAGTTCCCGTAGGTGTTCCTTTAACTATTCGATACAACGATCGGGGCATGATTGATCAAGTTGCACAAGGATATGTGCAAGCTGAAACAGGAGATGATAAACTCCTTACAAAATTCATTGAAGATAATGTAGTATCTAGAACAGTGCCGTCTGAAGGTACCACGTGGGTTCAAGGAATATTATTTACACATGATATGATAAACGATACGGCATTAGTAGGTCATACTATTGCAGATAGGCTGTTAGATAAATTTTTACATGATTCTTCAGGATTTGAATTCTTTGCAGGCAACTTGGTATCTACCGCACGTGAATATCCTAACGCTACTGCAGTTACACAATGGTTAGGATTAGCTAAATTTAAATCATTACCGGGATTTATCATACCTAGCAATTTAACTGCAGATAAACTTGATGCAGTAATTAATCTTCCTGGATATGCATTTGATTACCCTTTAGTAGATGGATTCTGGATATGGGAAAATGCTAACAGATCTTATTGTTCCAACGATTTACATGCATTAGATGTTATTTCTGTAGACGAGGTGTTGGAACCAAATTCAGGCAAATCTCTTGTTTCATTAAAACTTGCAAACGGGTCTGAATGCTCTGTAGATTATTACGAAGCAAAGAAATTTGATATACACGCAGGTGATTGTTTGTTAGAAGATTGTACAGGCACACTTCTGTATAATTTCATGCGACCTCAGTATTCTGGTGCAGTATATTATACTTGTCCGACATGCGGTCATCAACATGTACTAGCTCCTACAGCTGTTGCGATGTGCGATAACCCTCATTGTACATCTACTCTGTATCCACAAGTTGCTAAATTTTTACTTACATTAGGGTTTGATGCTGTTACTCAGCCAGAATATCAGTCTATTGTAGATAAATGCGGTAAGGTATTCATGTTACCTGATATACTAGAACTAGATAAATTTGAGAATGTAGTCAAAGATTGCACATTGATGCAGGTTCTTAACGCAACTATCCCATCTAAATATGTTTCAGATTCCTCTAAGTTGTTTGGTACATTATTACAAGACTGTAATAATTCTGACAGAACTATGATGTATTACTTACAACATTTTGATAGATTCTTACAATCATCTTCATACGAACTCGATTGTAACATACAATCTTGGTTGAATGATCCTAGAAATTTGCTGGAGCTTCAAGCAGTATTAGATAATCCGCATATAAGAATCATAGGTGAAGGTAAGAAATTTGATGGCGCACCTATTTTCAGAAATAAAACCATAATAGTTACAGGCAGATTCTTGCATGGTACTTTTGATGAAATTAAATCAATATTCGCAAGTTACTCTGCAGATACTATAAATATATTTTCTTCCACTGCTGATTGTCTTGTGATTGGTGATATGCAGGAAGACATAAATGGAAGTATCATAAATCAGTGTCGTAAGATCAATATGCCGATATTCAATGAACAAGAATTCTTTGATAAGTATGAGATCGACTCTGACCTGTCTGAGAACCTTTAATATTTTTGGAGGATTACTACAATGGCAATGGATTGGATGAAACGGTTACTTCCGTCAGGTCACAAGTATAAACAAAATACGTCTTGGTTGCGCACCTTAGTAACAGGTGGCCTGTATAGGATGTCAGATATACGTGGTAATACTGATTTTGCTGACATCAAAACACAAATAGATACTATGCGAGCAATGGCTCGAGATGCCCAAATAAGCACAGCATTATCTTATTATGCAACAGATGCTACTACATTGAATACTGCGGGTCAAATAATATGGGCAACGGCATCTGAACCTAAGTATCAAGAAGTTGCAGATATTGTCAATGAATTATTTAAACGTTGGAACGTAACCAACTATGCACGTGACCATATACTAGAGTTAGCTACTATAGGTAATCTATACATTCCTACTACGCTTTTATACAGCGTACCGGCTAATAATTATTCCCAGAAAGGTGTTGTTCTTGATAACAATACAATTCTGAATGACAATTATGATATCATACCTTCTACTAAGTTACCTCCAGAAACTGTTGTGCACATATGGCAGATGGGCAAGCCTGTAGGATTCATCATAGATCCTGATGACGATATGCAGATAACTAACACAATGTTAGTTCCAGAAGAAGCTTGCATTCATTTCTCACTGGGAGGTCTGCTAGGCGATTACAAAATATTTACAACTACTACAGATGGCGAATCGCAAGAGTATGATATACAGTTTGCTACACCTCTCATGGCTCAAGCCGTGCAGCCAACACAAACACTTAGCTTACTAGAAGATGCTTCGATACTGAGCTCATTGAGTAGAACTATCAAGTTCCTCAATGTAGAGGCAGGTACGGAAGAAACAGAAATTCGCAATGCACTTCAACAAATCAAAGATGCAGTAGAACAACAATTGTCTTTGAATACTGCAACAGGAGATGCACAGTCGTTTGTAAACCCTCAAAGCCCTAATAACTTGATCTATTTGCCTAAGATAAACGGTGCAGACGCAATATCTATTACTGATTTGAATATGGCAGAATCTACTGACGCAGATAACAAGTTGCTGGAATACTATCAAAACAAGAAGTTGTCTGTACTCGGGGTACCTAAGGAAGCAATGAACTTCTCATCTAGTGAAGGATTAGGTGGTGCAGGTGCAGTAATGTCACAGAGATCTGCATTGTATGCAAACGCATTACAGCGTCTGGAAACTGCATATATGAACGGTTGGTGCGATGCTCTTAATAAATACTTTGTTGCAAGAAATATGTCAGGCTTCATTGACAAATTTGTATTACACATGAATCCTATTATAACTGTTCAATCTACAGTCCAGTTTGATAAGAGAGATTCTGCATTATCTCAAGCAAGCGCAATTGTAGAAATGCTCAAGAGTCTCGGTGTAAAAGACGTTGAGAATTATACTACTGCAATAACTGAAATACTTACAGAAGTATTACCACAAACCGGTGCAGACGTAAATACTTGGAACATTGATATTGGAAATGAGTCAGGAGGTGATAATAGTGGATTCTAATTATTACATATTATCAACTCATCATTTATCTAACCAGTATCATAAGGAGGTGTAATCCTATGCCTAGCAATTTAGAACTAACTAAAATATTTTTCCATGATTTACGTACATATAATTCTACTAATTTTAGAACACTTGCTACTGCAACTTTAGATAAAGAAGATCCGGTAGTACATAAAGCATACTCTAGCGTAGTAACTCGATACTTGATATTCTGTGATAAGCATCCTGAGGTATCACAAAGTGATAAGAATCTGCTGTATTTCAAACTCAAGATTGATATGATAGCATATTATTTCAGCCAATATCCTGATGGTGATTTAAATTACTTACGAGCATTTCAATTAGAGCTTTTGCAATATCTTAAGGATAAGAAACAAACAAATTCTTCACCTATAGTTAAGAATGATGAACCTACTAATTCATCGGATACTACGTCAGAAGATTCAAATTTAGTAACGGAAGCGTCATAGGAGATAACACAATGGCTGATCCACTAAGATACACAATTTCATCTTGGAAGCAATTACCACACTGTTTGTCTAATACTAGTAGGCATTTAAGTATACATGTTGCATCTATAAACAAAGACCCATCATTATCCGGGTTGCGTATAACTGTAGAACATTGTATGTTTGGTACACTATTTGCTACTGTCATTGATCCGCT